AAATCGAAATTTCCGGGAAAACCGGAGAAAGGGACAGATATGGATATAAACAAAGTTACCGTCCGTTGGTGGGACGGATATATGGAAGAATTTGAAACTACAGAGGTGAGATTTGGCTGTGATCTGCTGTTTATGCGGTTGGTCGATGGCAAGAATAGGCAGATCCCTTTACGCGGTGTGCGTTGGTTTGGAATGAGCCAGGAAAGTCACCAAAATTGACAGGTGGAGGAAAGAAAAATGAAAATTGGAGACAAAGTTATAATTACCGGAGGAACGCAGAAAGATTGGCATAAACATGGAAAGCCATATTATACAAATTTGAGTGATTAAGAAGGGAGGCCGGAGCGGTGCGCACCGTTGATGGGATATCCCGGCTCCTTTTTGAAAAATGGACTTAGAAAAAAAGGCAATAGAACGAATTAAGATGGCATCAGAAATGTCCCTGCACCATTATGGGAAGCCCCTGGTATGTACATACAGCGGGGGGAAGGACAGCGATGTGATGCTGGAACTGTTTAAGCGGTCAGGAGTGCCATTTGAGGTAATCAACAGTCATACAACTGTAGATGCGCCGCCAACAGTATACCACATTCGAGAGCAGTTCAAGCGGTTGGAGGAGCAGGGAATCAAAACAACTATACATATGCCAGAACTCACGATGTGGCAACTAATTCCCAAAAAAAAGATGCCGCCATGTCGTATGCAACGTTATTGTTGTGAATACCTGAAAGAGAACACCGTAAAAAATCGTTTCGTTGCGACTGGAGTCCGCTGGGCAGAAAGCAACAATCGGAAAAATAGGCAGGAAATAGAGCCGAGAGGAAAAAAAGACGCTGAAAAGGTAATGATGTTGAGCGACAACGACAAAAAGAGGGTTTTGACAGAAAGATGTGTTCTGAAATCGGATATGATTGCGAATCCAATACTAGATTGGCCAGACCGAGATATATGGGATTATTACTGGAATGAGTGTGAACTACACAATCCATTGTATAGTATGGGGTATTATCGCGTGGGATGCGTGGGCTGTCCGATGGCAAGAAAAGGAAGGTGGAAGGAGTTTGCCGATTTCCCTACATACCAGAGAGCTTATATTAGAGCTTTTGGCGTAATGCTAGAAGCTATTCATGCAGCAGGATCGCAAACCAAGTGGAAAACTGGTTATGATGTTTTCCTCTGGTGGATGGAAGATGATAACGTAGAAGGACAGATGGACCTTTTCACGGATGGATTTGTTGCAGAAAATTAATATTTCCGCGAGAAGAAAGGAACAGATATGGAATGTAGTAGATGTGAATATTATAAAACGCATAATTGCAAACACCAGTGCATGAAGCTCCCAGAGGGAAAGACTTGTGCTGATTGTGTGCACGTGATGCGTTGCACAATTATGTTCGGAGTAAATCCGGAGAATACGAGTTGCGACTTTGAGCCAATCAGATTTAAACAGGCTGTAAATTAATATTTAGCAGCCGACTGCTGAGTGTCGGAGAAAGAAGGGAATATGGGAAGTCAGGAATTTTTAAATATCTGTAAAGCGAAAATAGCAGCTTATTTTAATGAGCATCGTGAAAAAACAGATACTGTTGATATTACGGTAAATGATGTGTATGTGGTTTGGTATTGCAAGACCTTACAGAACCATAAGGCATTGTTGTCAACAACTGCGACTGATGGAATGTACTACGAAATGACATTTAATGGCGATATGAACGAACTGTACATGGATGCTTATAAAAAATGGCAGTACATCGGTTTTGATATGTAACATACGAAATTAATATTTGACGGAGATGAAAAATGAAAAAAATAAAATATAAAGCTAATTATGGATACGCTGGTACTGATGTAGAGGATGAGCTTGAATATCCGGACGAGATGACAGATAAAGAAATCGAAGATGATATAAAAGAAATTGTCATGCAACGGGTTGACTGGTATTGGGAACCAGTAAATTAATATTTTAGAAGGAGGCCAAAATGAATAAAGAGTCACTCACTCTGGAGGAGTTGCAGGAACTGGCGGGAAAACCTGTATACTGTCCAGAAATAGAGGCATACGGCATTGTTAAATGCGAAACCATAGGGATATGGGCGGGAGTACCGTTTCTGGTTGGAGCATGGCATAATGATGGGGTTGCCGTGAATTATGAATACAACATTACAGAGAGAAAACTGAATTGCTATAGAGTCAGCGAATATTAACATTTGGAGGTTGAAATGAAAAAAATAAAAGAGTTCATGTGTGGCTTGTTCGGACATTGCTTCCGGGAACCATCAAGCAGTGAATACAATTCAAAAACGCATGAGATAACGGTATTACAGACATGTAGCCGATGTGGGAAAAAGTTTTCCTTCACGGCGCATGAATCGAAGTTTGGTCTGTGAAATTAACATTAGTGGCGGTGTATGGTACACAGGGCCAGGTTCGATTCCTGGGCGGTCTGCGGACTGTAACCATGGTGGAAAGTAAGAGAGTGCCGGTTCAAGTCCGGCCGCCGCCAACTTAATATTCCTAGGAACCGGAGGAGAAAGTAGATATGAATGTAAAAATATATATACGGAATTTTGATGGGACATGGGACTTGGAAAAAGAATTTGATGAAAAGGTGATTTCCATTACGGTTGCAAATGGAAACTATGTTTTGGTGTTAGAACAGGAAGATTATTTTGGTAAGCTTGTCTTTTTGTATGATATGAGCAAATACAAAATCGAGGCTCTTCCACAGTAAAACTGATATTTTGAGGAGAAAGGGAGGTACCTGATTGAGAAAGAAAGCAGACAGTAAGCAGGCCAAGGCCAACAAGGTCCTGCGGGCATCAGCTGTAGCGGCTTTGGCGGAATCAGCCATCCGGGAGCCGCCACCGGATACATGGTCCGTCAGGATGCCGGCTTATGCATACACCAGCCTGTGCCCGGTTCCGGGACTGCGCAGGCTGCCGAAGGGAGTGATGATACATGGCATCAAGACCTGTGTACTATGACCTGTATGATTGTGGCAAATATGACGGCCGGTACAGAGCAGCGGAGCTGATGGTAATGCTGGGCGTCCGGCACCGGCAACAGATAGAGCATTACAGTGATGTGGGTATCCTGTACCAAAAGAGGTATCTGATTATACGGGTGGATGACGAGAACGCGTTAGAACTGGCCGATGAATGGGACAGGGTGACGCAAGCGTTGAAGGGATGCGGATACGATTTGAGCCGGATACAGTTTATAGTACGAACTAATAAGAATAAGGTTAAAAGAAGGTGAAAAGGTGAATTATGAACTACATATGTGGTTAAGAAAAATTATTATGAAGGTTAATAAAAAGTCATGTTCTAATGTAGTCACTATAATGGAAGGTTTGGTGATGATAAGTGTTTTAACTGTTTGTGTACGATAAAGGCGGTGGAATATGAGCGAAGAACAACTTAAGAGGTATTGGCAAGCCTACACAGACGCATGGATGCTAATGAAAAACTGTAAAAAGGTTACGAAGAAACATATAGAAGAAATGCTATGGAAGCATGACATCGGAGTCATGAGACGGCTGTTTTGCCTAGCCGTTTGGCAAGAAATAAAGAGAGTCAAGGCAGGTGGTGAGCCATTATTGGAAAAGGATTGCCAGAGGGCATTTACATATACATGGAAACTGTTTAAGCAGTATAGTGAACCCAATGATTCTGATGAATACTGGGATGGTCTTATAGATGGAATAAAAGATTTGGGGAAGGAATTCGGAGAAAGTCAATTCATCAAGAATCTATTAATACATGTCTTATTGGAAGAAATAGAACGTATTTATAGAGAAAAAAATTGATACTGTATGGATGATAAAGACACATGATTTGTCGAAGGAGTGAGGAGATATTATGACACGAACAGAAAGGCGCCGCGTAGAGCGAGAGAACAGAAAATAGCCTACATATAATCTATCCAGAGACCAATTGCGGGAAATTAAACAAGAGGCTACCCATAACGCGGCAGAGACTGCTTTTCTCATGATGCTGGGCATTCCAGTATTAATGTTCAAGGACCATTTTGGTCAACTGATGCGTAGGGAAGTGGATGGAAAGAGTCGGGAACAGCGGTTCGTGGATTACTGTATCGAGTTTTATAGGCAGTTTGATAAGGGGCTGTACACACTGGATGATATCCGTTCAGTGCTGAAAGATGAATGTAATATTGAGATTGAAATGAAATAAGCCGGGGGGAGTACCCCGGCAATAAAAAACATTAAAAAAGAACATATGTACGAAAAAGAAGCCCCGTGTGCTTGGTGGCTGAAGGGCTTCTCCTCTTTGGATAGGATAATTATAACCTATCCTGTACAAAATTACAAGGAAAGGATGGGTGGAAATATATGGCAGAACAGGTAAGTATGGATGATGTTGTCAGGCGTGTGATGGATAATATTGTAGATGTCATCGAAGAACAGGAACGACTTAATCAAGTAAAACAGATACTCAACATGTGTTTATCGGAATTTCAGTTTTTTACAGAAGAAACAGCGTTGTCTAATGAAATAGATAGGTCAGTGGAATACCTTAATGCCTATTTGCTCCAGATGAAGCTGGACGGTTGTACAGATGGTAGTATTAACAATTATAAATGTAATCTAAAAAATATGATGACATATATAAATAAAAATGTAACGGAGATTACATACCAGGATTTAAAGGGGTACCTTGCATATGGGAAACTTGTGCGCAAATGGAAGGACAGAACTTATAACAGCAAACTCATATCTATTCGAAGTTTCTTCTCTTTTTTGTATACAGAAGATTTATTGCCAGAAAATCCTGCCAAAAAATTGAAGGAAACGAAAGTGGAATACAAGATAGGAGCAACGTTGCGTCCTGAACAACGTGAAATGGTTAGATGTGCCTGCGAAAATGAGTTTGAACTTGCATTATGTGATATGCTATATGTTACGGGAGTTCGAGTGTCAGAGTTATGTGGTATGGATATTTCTGATGTGGATTTTCAGAGAAAAACTGCAATAGTTTATGGTAAAGGAAGAAAAGAGCGTCAAGTATACCTTAATGGTCAGGTAGCACTTCATTTATGGAGGTATCTGGACGGTAGAAATGATGATAATCCAGCTTTATTTGTGTCTCCCAATAGGCCAAAGAACCGCATTTCTGGTCAGACAGTTCGTAATATTTTACAGTGTATAAAGGCAAGAGATGCAGAATTGGAAGGTGTGAAAGTTACTCCCCATGTGTTCCGGCGTACTGTTGGAACAGATATGATTAACAAAGGTGCTCCAGCTGAAATTGTAAAGGAAGCACTTGGACATGTTAAGATTGATACAACATTAAAATGCTATGCAGCAATCAGCAGAGAGACAGTACAACAGGCACATGCAAGATTTGTTGGATAAAGTAAATCCTGGAAATAAGGTAACACTTTTTGATACCCCCCTAGGTTAAGAATTTTACAGAAAAAAGACGGAAATGTTTTTTGAGAAATTTTTGAATTTTGGTTTTTTTTTAAATACGAAAAGTTGATTTTGAATTTGTGTCGAATTTCTTTCGGATTTTGCTAAAAACTTTTAGATACACTGTCTCGTTGGTGCTTTGCGATGCCGATTAGGGTAGTAGTGCTAGCTAGGCAGTATACAAAATATCCAGTATAAGTGCATGATATCACAAGCGCGGATAATGTGCAAGCCTGTAATATCGTCTTGACGCACCACAAGCGCTGTTGTTGGATTTTACAGGCGTTATCCTTGTAATATGCGACAAAAGCATAAAAACGGCTATACGGATAAAATATCATGTTGTCAATTCGCAAATTCCCGCACCGGATGCCGGGCGGGAACTGGGAACTAATGCGGTGGACTGCGTACACTGCTGTCCATGGACCTCCCCTCCTCTCGTTTTGATTTTTTTTGCACGCAGGAAATACGCCTCCCGTCTGCGTCCCGTCCCGTAGCTTGTAGGGTGGTGTATTGCCTGTGTGCTGGATGCTATCGCGCAACCGTTAAGCGCCGGATTACATCACCGGGGCGTGGTTGGTGTCTTTGGGTTACCGGCTTGCGTTGGTCTGTAGACGGGTACAGAGCCGTCGCAAGTGCTTAAATCCCGCTTGCAGGTCGTAAACCTGCCGCCGGTCAGAGCCGGAAAGCGGGGAAATATTGTTATGCTGTTGCTTGTGTCCTGCGGGCATGTTCCGCCTGCCAGAATGCTTTAGCGGCTTCAAAAACGCGTTTTTCGTGTTCTTCCAATTTGGCCGCGTCAGTGGTGTATAAAACACGATACCACCAACCCGCGTTATATTTATGGCATTTACAATCATAGGTGCGTTTTCGGCGCATGTACCGCTCAAATATGGCAATTTTTGTGCGTGCGTTTGGGTCAAGATAAAAATCAGATGTTACCTGTAAACCAGATACACAAAATCCATCATTGATAAACAGGATTGCCCCATTTTGCGAGGCGGTATGTGATGTTATTATCCTGTAACCATTTCTCAATCTGTTTCATGTCGTTCCTTTCTTCCCCTTTTTTTGGGACTGCGATTATTTAACTCTTGATTATTTATGCTTTTTGGTGTAATATAATGATGTAATTGTCGTTGGCAACATAATGGGTTGCCTGTCAGCCGGGAAACCGATTTCCCGCACGTGGATTGAAATAACATTATTATCACAAAACATTATGTTTAAGTGATGGAAAAAGGGCCTATCCTGTAGGCTCTTTTTCTTGCGGCAATTTCACAATTGCCATTTTCCAACCGTCTGGCCCGTGTCGACGGTGTGCTCCGATGGCAATAGCGATAATTGCTTTATCTAACATTGTTTTCAAGGTTTTCTTTCTCCCCTTGTCCCTGGGGACCGGGAAATGAAAAAGCAGCGGCGGGAGTCGAACCCGCCCAAATGCCGCCAGGCTGCCTATTATGCTGCCTTTCCACCGGACAAAATTTCGGTGGGGTCAAATCGAAAAATAAATGCCTTGCGAAATTTGCTGTAATATCCACCACGCTCTTTCATGGCGGCGGCTTCGGCCTTATATGCTTCACGGTCAAGCGTTTCTTCAATTCGTACAAGCCACAGTTCGGAGCCGTCGCGGGTGTCCTCGCCCTTTGTGATTTTGTATGTATATTCGGCGTTATTTTCGATTCCTTTGGGTGTTTCTTTCTTCGGTTCTGCGGCTTTTCTGCTGGCTTTCTTCGCCGGTGTTGTACCCTGATTTTTGATTCTGGCGGTTTTGGGTACAACCTTAAATCCCCTGTTCCATTTTCCAATGTTGAATGATTCGTAAAAGTTGCAGTGAAAATAGTCAATCATAGAATCGGAATCATCGAAATTGTATGATTGCATAAATTTGTAGACATCTTCCAGAACTGTAAATCCGTATTCTGTGAAATATTGCTTGTCGCGGTCACTAATACTATGCAACTGCCAATGCATATTATCATCCGCTAACATTTTTTCAATGTCCATAGCCAGCCCGCACCCGCCATAATAACCGGCTTTTTCTGCTTCCAGATGTTCGGCGTATGCTTTGCGGCAGGATTCTAAATCAAAAATTTGTTCCGGGGCTTCCATAACGGAAATGTTAATGGAAGAGCCGCCAGCAAAATATTCAGAGGTAACGGAAAACTTCCAAGTTGGGTATTTTTCTTTACAATAAATTTTGATTGTTTTTGAAATTTCCGTTGTGCTCATGTTGGAATTGTAGCGGCTACCTTCCCAGCCCCATTCTGTATAGAATTTGCGGCGGGTACTGTCGGCGGTTTCCGTGGTCTGGCTCTGCGGCTCTTCGATGTTATGGCGATTCTTCCAGATTGGAAAAAGTGCGTCATACTCACAGTTGATTTCTTTCATGGTGTCAGCGTTACCACCAGCGTCCGGGTGATTCTTCCGGGCCAGGGCCTTAAACTGGTTTTTCAAATCCTCTAGGGATTTCACATTTTTAAAATATTTTGTCATGGTTTTTATCTCCTCTCATTTGGTGGTACGGTTAAACAGTTGCGATAACAACGGCATCCTCTATGATGATTTCGCCCTCGTCATTACCATAGGTAACACGGTCTCCGCCGATGATAACAATATTTCCATAGTATACTTTGGATGCGTTAAGGGCTTTTTCCAGCTTTGACTTGATTTCATCCGGCTCGTCCCATCCGGAATGTATCTTGGTATTGTATGCGCACGTGCCTGGAAGCTCTTGCGGCTCATCCGTCTCGTATGTGGAGCAATCGTGCTCATAATCCCAGTCATAAGAGTTACGGCAGTAATCTCCAACGTTGTAATGCTCATCGTCTGCCAAATGTCTTATGCCTATATATTCGGCTCCGCTGGCCTCAATTAAATCGATGATGTTTTTTACCATGGCTTTTATCTCCTTTTTGCTTGATGTGTTGTTGTTTTGTTATGCCTAAATTATAACGCACATATAAGCAAAGTACAATACCGGAATAACTAACAAAATAACGCACATATATAGACAGAAAAATGTGCAAAGTGTATAACGCACATATTTATTGACAATGTAACGCACATAATATATAATTAGGTAAGACACATATATGAACAAAGGCGGTGGAATGATGGGAAATAAGGAGTTAAAGACAACAGATTCGCAAAGAAAAGCTGTGAGAGAATACGAAAAAAGAAACTACAGATTAAATATTGTTTTCCCTGATGGGACAAAGGAAAGGATTGAGGCGCTTAATCTTAATAAAACTAATTCCGCCTTTATCCGTGACACAGTATTAAGTAAATTGGATGAGTTGGAAAAAATCTTAAAATAACGCACATATAATATTGACAATATAACGCACATTTAATATGCTTGGAGTATCAACAAAGAGGATATCAGGGAGTCATATAGGAGGTAAGTAAAATGGATAAAAATAAAGAACTGCGCAAAGCGGCATTGGAAATTATTGAGGGGCGTCGGAATGTGACCGAGGCCGAACTGTTAGATAGCGATTGTCGGTACACTACCGTTTTGGTTGATGGCGTAAGTTATAAAATTTATATGGTTGGCACTGATGAGTGTTTTGATATGGACGAGTTTTATCAATACGGCATCACAGATAACAATCGTCTGCTAAAATTTTATTTTGACTTGCCAGATGACGATGATTTTGACGGAGATTTGAGCAATGTGGATTATTCCCAGGCATACCGTGTTATAGATGTCACTGGGGGATGGGATTATACTGATTTAGGCGTTTTTTTGGACGCGCTTAAATAGGCTATTGACAGGTATTATAAAATCTGCTAGAGTATAACCAATTGATAATTATATATAGCGTGTATGTGTGCTAGTGTCTCGGATGCCTTGACCACACATGCAGACCGCCGGCCAGTAGATGCGCGGCGAAGTATAACCAGTCCACGGGGCCTTGACGTTATAGACGGATGTAGCAGTCTGTCTAAGCGTTGGGGCCTTTTTTTATTTACCTTAACCAGGCAGAGAGGAGGCCGCAATGCTCCAATGGGTCTGCCTTATAGTTAATACAAATACAGTGTAGCGGGATAGATATATATTATATACATATTCCCATGTGGATAGATAAGGATTATATATAATTGGGTTACATAGCCCCAGAGAGGAGATATACAGTTATGTCAGATATTAATATTAACATGGTCAAAATAACAGATAGGGACGGTAATACCATAGATGTCTATGCAAATGATATATCTATGTATCTCCAAGAGTACATCGACAATAGAGACATAAAGGATATGCGTAAGGAGCCGCAGAGCCGCTGGAATGCAGCTCTTATATATATTAATAAACAGTTGTTTGCTGTTAACCGTGACAGGTTATATACAGATACAAGGTTAAATAATGCCTATAATCTGGATTTAATAGATTGTGTATGTGATATATATATAACTCTATGTTATGAGTATGACAAAGAGGTATCTATAAGTGGGTTTAGTAAATTGACTGGTATAGATACAGATACGGTTAACAGTTGGGGCAAGGAGGAGACGAGAGTAGGTTCAAAAGGTTCCGTTATATACAAAAAATTGAACATGGAGAACGAGGAAAGTCTGTCAAACATGCTCATTGGCGGGAAGAGAAATCCCGTCGGAATACTGGGAGCATTAAACAGGCGGCACGGATGGAATATGGGGCAGCCAAGGGGAGCGGATGGAAGCAAAGCGGGCATTACATATAGCCGCGAGGAGATAGTAGCCAGGGCCAAAGAAATGGAATCCTTGCCTGGGAGCGTGGATGATTTGCCGGATTAGACTACTATATTATCAGACAATACAGCGTGTCTGTTATACAATAGGCACAATTTATAGTGTATTGGTTATTGTGCATAATATTTTTGACAGATTTTGTGCAGATTTCAACCATAACTATTCGTGAAATTGATATTTAGCGAATAGTTGAGACGGATACAAGCAATGATGGCTTTAGAAATAGCAATATGCATAGTTTTGGGACTGGAATTTGTGCAGTATTTCAACCAATCAACCGTCATATGCAAATGGGGCGGGAGGGGGTCTGTAGGAAGCCGCTGGCGGCGCCAGTTAGTCCCTTTAATTCCGAAAAAAATAAAAAGGCTTTCCAGCTAGGAGGATACCCATATGGATAGTAACCAAGAACAGTATATCTGTAAGTCAGAAGGATTCAGTACAAGGGGATTTCCCAAATACAATGAAGGTGAGGAGAGCTGATTATGATTGGAGTTGGAAAAGAAGTTACTTGGACAAGCCAGGCCCAGGGCAGCGGCAAGAAAAAAACGGGAAAGGTCATAGCAATTATACCGGCGAAAAAAGATGCAGATTTGCTTCTTCCCCACGATGTAAAGCAGAGCCATGTCAAGTATGATAGGCATATCAGCATCCACGAGCGAGTTCTGGTTGCAGTTCCGGCGGGCAAGAGCGGTCAGATTACCCATTATTACTGTCCGAGAAAGTCTGTTCTGGAAGCGCAGGGAAATTGACCATTTTCGTGGCATTGCGAAATTGATATATCGAAGTTTAAAGGAGGTCCATAGAATGTGCGGAAAATGTGAATTTTGCCGAAGAGTAGACGGCGAGTGGAGATGCGATAACGATGAGAGCGAGAACTACGGCATGGAAGTTGAATATGACTATGACTGCGTGGATTTCATGGAAAGGGACGAGTAGGCATGAATAAAACAAAAATTGACTGGTGCGACAGCACATGGAATCCGGTTACTGGATGTTTGCATGATTGCCCGTACTGTTATGCAAGAGGAATTTCAAACAGATTCGGAAAAAACTACCCTGATTATTCGGCGTATCATAAGGAGAACCCGGCGTTACATATTCTGGATAATCCTATTGACGGCACACCTTATCCGTTTGGATTTGAGCCGACGTTTCATTATTACCGACTGGGCGAGTACAAGGACAAGAAAAGACCGAGGAATATCTTTGTATGCTCGATGGCGGACCTGTTTGGAGAGTGGGTTCCTACCGACTGGATAATTGACGTGTTCAATGCGTGTAGGGAGGCTCCGCAACACAATTATCTGTTTCTGACAAAGAATCCGAAGCGATATGCACAGCTTGGATACAGCGAAATAGGACTGCCCGCATATGGAAATATGTGGTATGGCTCAACTGTTACCAGTCCCCATACGGATATTTATTGGGGAAAGGGTGTAAATACATTTTTGAGCATAGAGCCAATTCTTGAGCCTTTTGGAGAAATTGGAAGTGCATTGAAAGACTTTCCACCGAAATGGGTTATCATTGGAGCTGAGACAGGAAAACGAAAAAATAAGGTAAAACCCGAAAGAAAGTGGGTTGAAGATATTGTTGAGCAGTGTCGTAAAACAGGCATTCCAGTGTTCATGAAATCCAGTCTGGCAGATATTTGGGGAGAATCGCTGATACAGGAGTTACCCGAAGGGTTGAAGAAAGGTAGGTAACATTATGAGCATAAAAGAATTTGCACAGCAGCTTAATGGCAAGGAATATGGATATCCGATGTTTACAGAAAAAGAGATTCAGACAGCGAAGGATAACGGCTGGGTCATCGTTACCGGAGCTTCTGATGATTTGATGGAATTTGAAGGAGCCATAAGAGACGAAGGTGTTTGCTTTGATGGCGGAAAGGTATTTTTCTCAAAATCAGGAGTATACAACGGTGAGGATGATAAATACAAGTTTCCGAACTGTATCAAAGCTATCTGGTACAGTGGGGTTAACCGGGATGGGGATGGAAATACTATCACATGGACTTACAAGACAGATATTCCACATGAGACGTTCATGGTGTATGAGGACGAAGAACCGTATTGCCGGGGAATTGTGTTCTCGGTAAATGATTTGAAGTGAGACGAGGTGATGGACATGCCAAAGGTAACAATCATGCAGGAGGGCATGAGTAAGCGTGCATACATAGACGGAAAAGAAGTGAGCAATTGCACAACAGGGATTGATGTCAGGATTCGACCGTATGAAATTCCAAAAGTTGACTTTGAAATGATGTTTGCAGATGGATTTCTGGAGTTGTGTGATTCAGATGTAAGGATAAAGGCTCACCCGGAAACTTTGCAGGAAGCAGCTTGCATTGTTCGTGATGAACTTCTGAAAAAAGGAGACCTGTACGATGGCTTTGTGGCAAGTATTTTAAGTGTTCTTAAGCCAAAGGAGCATTATGTTGGCGATGGAGAATCTGAAATCAGTGCCGAATATGGGGCAAATTATCTTGCAGAAGAAATTTTAAACCGGATTGTAGGATTGGAGGATGACCATGGAAGTAATTGAGTCGATTGTGACCTGCGGAGATATTATTATGGCGGCAATCACGGGATGGTTCCTGTGGAAGAATGTTAGGGATGTTGCTTCTTTGATTGGATTTTCTGCGATGATATTTCTCTTTCTGGCAAGTGCCGGATTGATTTTGTGGAGGTGGCCGTAAAATGTACATATACATGACAGAAGAACAGAAAAAAGTAATCATTGAAACAGGAAATATGATGGTTATTGATTTCAAGAGAATTTTGAACAAGATAAAATTATCGTTTGAAGAATTGTTGGAGACAGTCAGGAATTGTGTCGGATGTTTGGACAAATTCTGGAAAAATCTCTGGAAGCTTCAGGCGAAAGAGAAGTATACCATAGTTCGTAGATTGAACAGGTGCGGATTTAATCAAAAAGAGGGTTTAATTCCCCGCAGCTTGCTGCGTAACAAACTTTTTCAAGACATGGAGGAAGTGATATACTAGAGGAAAAAGGAAAGGAGAAATTGTGT